ATGATCACAGTTAAATTCCACCGAAGGCGCCTCACAGAAGATCAGAACTTGTTTGTGCGCGAAGGCGACTTTGTTTTGTACGGCAATAATTATTACGAGCTTGTGAAGATAGAAGAAGAAAGGAAGCTCTTCGGCCAAGTTGATCACACTTTTGAAGCGAGAGCAACGTGCAAGCGTGCCAGAAGAGGACTATTTGATGCTACCTGATAACTTTGACTTTGCCTTGTTGCCAAGCGGCTCTAACGGCTATGCTCTTAATGAAGTAGGCATGCTGGCTTCGAGTATTGAAGATATAGATGCTGCTCTGTTCGAATGGATCAAGCAGGACCTCTCACTGTCTACGTGGAGCAATGAAGGCTTTAAAGCCGTCCCCGTTCTATGGCAGACTCCCGAACGCGCGTATCAGGTCAAGCATTCACGAGAGTTGCGAGATCAGAATAAGTCGATCATTTTGCCGGTGGTCACCGTTGAGCGCACATCTATAACAAAGGATCCAGGACGCAAGGGTTCATTCCAGGCACAAATCTATTCTAACAAGAACAACGGGAGAACAGGTCGTGTTGTTATCGCCCAGAGAATAGTGCCCGACAAGACACGAGCATTTGCCGTGGCATCTGGCACCCGAAACAACTCAGGAGGTGTAGACCAGAAATACTACCCAAGAATCAACAAGAAGGTGGTGATTCAGTCTCTCTCTATTCCTATTCCCATATATATTAACGTGGATTATAAGGTATTGATAAAGACCGAATACCAACAGCAGATGAATGATCTGTCTGCTCCTTTTATGACAAGAACCGGACAGATCAACTCCGCAATCCTTACTCGAAACAACCACCGATACGAGATGTTTATTCAGCAAGGATTCAGCCAAAATAACAACATAGCCTCACTTGGAGAGGATTCCCGAGACTTCACAACCGAGATAACCATTAATGTGTTGGGCTATCTTATTAGCGAAGGCGTCAATGATGATCGTCCTATTCTGCGCGTCGATGAAAATATAGTCGAGTACCAATTTCCACAGGAGTCCGAAGTACCTGCCGGCAATTTTAACCTTTGGGGTAAAGACGGTACATGGGGAAAAGATTAGTTCAGGAACTACAATATTGAAGTTGGGCTGTCCGTTTGGGTTTAAAAATACTATTTAAAGTATGATTAGGCATCAAATGTACTTGCTTTTCATAAGAGGAACCACAATATGTCAGTAAAAAGCTTCAAGTTTGTATCTCCGGGAGTGTTTATCAACGAAATTGATAACTCATTCATTCCCAAAACCCCCCAGGCCATTGGCCCGGTAATTATCGGTCGCTCAGTCCGCGGCCCTGCAATGCGCCCTGTTAAGGTTGAGTCTTACTCAGACTTCCTGAGCATGTTTGGCGACACTGTACCCGGAAATGGCGGTGGAGATATCTACCGTAACGGAAACTTCCAGTCTCCGATGTACGGAACTTACGCAGCTAAGGCATTTTTGGCCTCCAACGTTGCACCTATCACTTACGTGCGTTTGCTTGGGCAGGAGACCTCCGTTGGCTCTACTGCCGGCGGCGCAGCTTCTTCCGGCTGGAAGACAACCGGTAAGCCGACCACGGGCTCCGATGGCGGCGCCTACGGTCTCTGGATCTTCCCCTCTAGCTCTAACGGACTAGGAAACTACTTTACTGGAAGTAACGCCGGCGAATTGGCAGCTATCTGGTATGTCCAGAGCGGCTCCGTGGCTTTGGCTGGCGGTCTCGCTGGCACTTCCTCCGCTCCTGCGGTTGTTACCGCATCTTCTTGCTTGGTCGAGAGCGATGCAAACGGCAACTTCAAGGCGGTAATCAGCGGTATCACTGCTGGTGCCACCACTACAACTTTCAACTTCGACGACAGCAGCGACTTGTTCATTCGCAAGCGCTTCAACACTAACCCGCAGCTAAGCTCCGGTCAGGGTAACTTCTACCCCTCCGCTTCCTATCAGGACTACTGGCTGGGTGAGACCTTTGAGCAGGAGATCCGCGATGCAGGTCGCACCGGAGGCACCACTGGCAAGCTTGTTGGCTTGATCGCTGGTATCTCTTCTGGCTCCAGCGATGCGGTTGGACCCTTCGCCATGAAGGGTGCTCCTTCTCAGGATGCGGTTGCTGGCTGGTTTATTGGTCAGGATCTCGGCTCTGCCGCTTCTTTCCAGGTCGCCTCGGCACCCAAGCTCTTCCGCTTGATTGGCCGCGGCCATGGCGAGTGGCTCCACAAGAACGTCAAGGTCTCCATCGAGAAGATCAGAGAGTCCAGCGTCTCTACTTCGGATTACGGCTCCTTCTCTCTTGTCTTGCGCTCACTGCTAGACACAGACAGCAAGGTCGTGATTCTTGAGCGGTTCGACAACCTTTCACTTGACCCCACTTCCCCGAACTACATCGCTCGCCAGATTGGTACTCAGTATGAGGAGTGGGATGCTTCCGAGCGCCGTCTACGTACCCGTGAGACTTACCCGAACCTCTCTAAGTTTGTTCGTGTTGAGATGAACGCCGATACTGATGCCGGTGCAACTGACCCGACACTTCTACCGTTCGGTTACTTCGGTCCTCCGAAGCTTCGTGATGTTAGCGCATTCGCCGGCTCTGGTTCTGTCTCTCTGCTTGCCGAGCGCTTTGTGCGCCTCGGTCAGGGTCTTCCCGGCCGTCCGACACAGGCTCACGCGGTGATTTCTTCATCCTATCCCCCGGTCGCGCCCCGCTTCGCGGTGACAGCATCTTTGAACTTCCCGTCTGTACGTTTGCGCAGCGCAGCAACCGATGGTGGTCTATCCGACCCGCGTAACGCTTACTTCGGATTCCAGGTCACCAGGGCTGCTAGCAGTACTCGCCCCGACGCCAGTGTTGCGGATCCCGAGCGTCTTTGGTACGCCGGTTTGGGCACCACTTCTGGTGTTCCGGCCGACACAACAGCAGCAAGCTACAACGTGTCCACATCTGCGCTCGAAGGCTACTCATACGTCTTTACCATGGATAACGTCAGTGCTTCTGGCGACAGTGTCTACACCTACGCTTCCGGCTCACGCCGCGCAGGCAACAGTAGCACCGCACGCAGCACAAACACTTACGTCACTCTCCTGGATGCAGGCTACGATCGCTTCACAGCACCCTTCTGGGGTGGCTTTGATGGTGTTGACATCACAGTGCCGGATCCCTTCTACAACAAGGGCATGACCGACATTAGCAGCACTTCTGAGGACAACTCCTACGCTTACAATACCATTAAGCAGGCGATTGATACCTTGGCTGACCCCGAGTACCTTGACATGAACCTCTTGGCTGTTCCGGGCCTCACTGTGGATTCCCTCACTACTCACGCAGTCAATGTGTGTGAGGAGCGCGGCGATGCACTCGCACTTATCGACTTGCCGAATGTTTACATTCCGTCCAGTGAGCAGTACTTCGCTGCTGCTTCCTCCCGTATCGGTACCACTCCGACTTCCGCCGCCACCGCGCTTCGGAACCGTCAGGTTGATTCCTCTTACGGTGCCACCTTCTACCCCTGGGTCCAGACCCGCGACGAAGGCACTGGTCAGCTTGTGTGGATTCCGCCCACTGTTGCGATGATGGGCGTTCTCGCTAGCTCCCAGGCATCTTCTAAGCTCTGGTTCGCTCCCGCTGGCTTCAACCGCGGCGGCTTGAGTGATGGTGCAGCCGGTATCCCGATTTCCAACGTGACCGAGAGGCTAACCTCCAAGGACCGCGACACCCTATACGAGGCAAGCATTAACCCGATTGCCTCCTTCCCGTCAAGCGGAATCGTTGTGTTCGGACAGAAGACCCTCCAGGAGCGTCAGTCTGCGCTTGATAGAATCAACGTTCGCCGCATGGTTATCTTCCTTAAGAAGCAGATCTCCCTCTTGGCAACTCAGGTTCTATTCGACCAGAATGTGCAGTCCACTTGGAACCGCTTTAAGGGTCTCATTGAGCCGCTCTTGGCCAACACTAAGATTGATTACGGTATCTCCGATTACCGATTGATTTTGGACGAATCTACCACAACTCCTGATTTGATTGATCAGAACATTCTATACGCGAAGATCATGGTTAAGCCTGCTCGTGCTATCGAATACATTGCGATTGACTTTGTGATTGCGTCAACTGGAGCATCTTTTGATGACTAAACATAGATTACAACTACTTAACAATGTAAGGAGATTTAAGTAATGGCATTTTGGACACAGACAGGGCCCGGCATCGTAGAGCCCAAAAGAAAGTTTAGATTTAAAGTAGAGTTCATGGGTCTTGATCCATCTGGCCAGGGCGGCACAAACACAATGTGGTACGCAAAGAGTGCGACAAAGCCTTCTTTCCAGATTAACGCCGCTGAACACAAGTACTTGAATCACACATTCTATTACCCAGGCTCAGTTACATGGCAGGACGTGTCCATGACCTTGGTTGATCCCGGAGACCCGGACATGGTTACCTCCCTGTCCTCTATCATAGTCGCTGGTGGATACTCTCCTCCTTCTGACGCAAACGATATGGTCACTATGTCTAAGTCAGGCGTTGTCACGGCTCTTGGTGCGGTCAAGTGCCACCAGCTAGATGCCGATGGTAACCAGTTGGAAAGCTGGACTCTCCAGAATGCCTTCATTACCGAGCTTAAGTTTGGTGACCTGGAATACGGCGCCGACGAACTAATCGAGCTTTCCCTCACACTTAAGTACGATTGGGCAACTCTAGAGTCAAGCAGCCCGTCCATCGCTACCGCTGCTACCGGCGGCGGCCCTCTATTCGCCCCCTAAGAAACTGACAATACAATAACAAGAGAGGTGACATTTGTCACGAAATACAGACCGGACTGGTGGCCCTTCTACTCCGCCGCCAGATACCGCAGTCCCCCAGCAGATGATGGCCGATAACGAGCCGTTTTCATTTGTAGTTCCGACCGAGTTCGTTGAACTGCCGTCACAAGGCCGCTTGTACCCCGAAGACCACCCCCTTCACAATCAGACAACCATCGAGCTTAAGCAGATGACCGCAAAGGAAGAAGACATGTTGACTTCCCGAGCGCTTCTGAAGAAGGGCATTGCAATTGATCGGGTCATCCAGAGCCTTGTTCGGGATAATCGCATCAACGCCGGCCAGCTTCTGATTGGTGATAGAAACGCCATAATGGTCGCAGCCCGCATCTCTGCATATGGGAACATGTACAAGACATCAGTTGGTTGTCCTAGCTGTGGAACAAATCAGACTTACGAGTTTGATTTGAACGCTATAGACGCATATGATGGCCGCGGCCTAGATGTGACCGAAGGGACTGACAATGGTGACGGCACTTTTACAACACGCCTACCGCGCTTAGGTGCGGAAGTTACTCTGAGGCTTCTTAGCGGAGATGACGAGCGCAGGTACTTAAAACAGCTTGAAACACGGCGTAAGAGCCGCCAGACCGAGGCCACTGTTTCAACCCAATTGATGTATGTGATTACAGGTGTTAATGGAGACTCCAATCCCCAGATAATCAGCCGCCTAATTGAAAACATGCCGTCTATGGACGTCAGACACGTACAGTTTGTACTGAAGTTGGCTACCCCCAACTTGGACATGACAC